ACGGTAGCCGTATTGTTTCAGGATGGGCGAAAACGCTTCGTTGACACACCGGGTTTCAGGCGGGCAATCGGCAAATTTCTGGAACGCGCCGATGTATGCCTTATCCTTGCTTTCCATTCCATGAATGATGGTTTCCGGCCACTGACCGTCCACGCAATAGGTGTCAATTCCATCCTCGATTTCAGTGTCAATCGGCGCGAACACCCAAAACGTGAGATTTTCCTTGAGCGGTCCCAACTTTGCGGCGATGTCGTCCAGAATGTTTTCATCCTCATCCATGCTGCGGAAGTGGAACGTCTCAAAATCACCGCGATAGGTGTCAACCTTGATGTATTGATCGGGGTTGTCGGCGAGGTAAAGCCGCAGGTTGGTCACACCCTTGATTTTCTCAACTTGTGGGACTGGCAATCCGGTTGTCTTGAGGACTTCGATGAATTTCCCTCGGCGTGCTTCAAGTTCGTCTGCGTCACGACAGCCCCAGACCGGGATGCCGCGCGCCACGAGTTGCTTTTGAAGGCTGGAATATCCGATGTCGGGAAACACGGCAAGGTCAATCTCGTCCAAGACGGATTCAACCGATTCAATACGGATGATTTCGGGGTAGCCGTCGCCCACCACATCATCTTTGAATCTTGGAAAAGCTGTTTCCCAATTTGACCAATAATAGACGCGGGAAAATTCACGAGCAAGGCGACGCGCGACGTGGACGAACAAACCAGCATCCACACACAGGGCGGTAATGTTTTTTGTGTCCTTCATGCTCCGTTCACATTGCGCTCGTGCGCTTCCCAAAAAAGTCCAGCGCGGGAGCAAAATTCCCTTTCAACGAAAGTGGCGGCGACGTGTTGGTTAAAATAAGGCGCGGCCTTGTCATCTCCCGCCTCTCCTGTTTTGTGTTCTTGGTAAAATTTCTTGTCAAATGCGTCAACATCGGTCTGGTCAACGCCTTCGGCAAGGCATGAAACCGACTCAACTGCTTCATGCAGCGTGACCGCCAATTCGCTGCGCCAGTCCCCCATTCGGCTGATGAAAATTGTCAGTGTGTCATCCTCCGCGTCATAAAACCAGTCGCCACATTCCCCAAACCGCTGATTGCCGGGGTCAATGGTCTTGATGATGATTTTAGGAATGTGATCCATCACTCCCTTTCGAGCGGTTGTCTGGATTGTCTGATAGTATCAGCCACAGCCTTCAAATTCTGTCGTTTCTGGTCGGCAACAAATCCAGCGTCCTTGTGGCGTCGTTTCTGGATGTCGGCCAGTTCCTTTGCCTTCAATTTCTGTTGAGTCTCTGCGTTCTTGGCGGCAATCTTGGCCTGCGTCTCCATCATGGACTGCTGGATGTCGGCGCTACCATTTTGCTGCTGCTGTTTTTGCATCTGCATTTGAAGATGCTGCTGCAACTTCTTGATTTCGTTGTTCAACTGGCTCAACGCTTGTGCGAACTGCTTCATCTTCGGCTCATTGCCGGTGTCGCCCTGCATCCCTTGAACCAGCTTGCCGATGTAACGGGAGACATTTTGAAGTCCGATGAGTTCCTCCGGCTTCGCCATCTTGGTCGTCATCTCGATCTTCTTGATGTATTGCATGGCGAGTTGTAGCAGGGTTTGAATCTGCTCAATCGGATTGAGTCCTTCGGGAATGGCCGGCGGCATACCGAGCATCATCAGCGGGAAGGCGTTGGCGGCGGCATTGGCGGCGGTGGACACGGCCTTGTTATTGTCACGTTTGAAAAACCGTTTTGCGCGAGCAGTTCCAATCATTGGAACGGCGGCATCATGTGCCATTTCTTGCTGCGATGATGGGTCTGCGAGCGGACGCAGTTTCATCATGTTCTCGGATTCAACCAAAGCCATTGTCGGGTCGCCATTCCCAAGAGGCACGGTGACTTCCACGCGCCACTTTTTTACATCCATCCAGCCATCCGGTATTCCCGCATTTTTGCAATCTTTTTGGAAGGCTAGAACGTCCTCGTCATCGGAATTTTTTAGGCAGAACCGGCGGCATATTTCCTGCAAAGCCGTTTTTTCAAATGCTTTTGCCATCAACATGATGCCACTTTTCATGGCGCTGTTCTGCTGGACTTTAACCCCAGTCTCAAACGCTGTTTGTTCCCGCGCCGTGCCGTTGTCAATGCCCTGCGTGTAGGCCGTTGATGCCTCGGCTTGAAGCTGTTTCGTCTGCGCCATGACGCTTTCAATGAGTTGAGCATCAACCTGATGACGTTCGGCGGCGGGAATGATGGACACTCCGGGTTTGACGATTCCAAGATTCTGAAACACCTGGACTTGCGCTCGCGCACGGTCAACTGGGTCTGAAATACGCAGCAGAATGTTGAACTGGTCAAGCGTGTGCTGCAACAGGCGGCAGCGGGTGTAATCCGTCCAGTAACAGGGTTCGTAAAGTGCAAAACCGAGTGAGCGCACGGAATGATAAAGCAGCGGGGCCTTGTTGTTCAGATCGGCAAACTGGACGTGAATGATGTTGCGCCATGTGTCAGCCACGGGGCCTTCACTTTGGCAGATGAAAGTGTCGTCAGTTTCCGGCGTTGCACCGGACGTGGTGTTTTCTGGCACGACCTTCAAACACCACTTTCCGTCGTCGTCCTCGTGATAGAAATGCCAGAGATTGATTGTTGGCATGGCGTCACCGGACCAGTAACCCGCGTTTTGCTTTCGGATTTCCTCGAACTTTTCCGGCACGGTGTTCCAGTCATAATTATTTTCAGCCATCGTGGTGTTGCACTCCTTTACGTTTTGCAAAATCGCTGAAACAGCCTTTGTATCCCACTTGAACTTGCTGTTGGCTTTTGAAAACGCCTTGCGCGACAGTTCTCCCGGCGTGTAGGCGATGCGGACGGCAAACCAAGTCAGGTTTCGGAAGCTCAGCTCCGTGTCGGTCGCAACCCGCAAATCTTCAATGGCAACGTAACGCGGAAGCCAGGCATAGTTCTCCTCCCACATCATAGGCGCAATGCCGTGAGCCGAAACTGCCTTCCACTTAGACAAATGAATCATAAAATAATCCATCTGGCGCGGCCCCTCTTTCATATAATAATTAAGGAACTCGGTTATGGAACCACCCCAATCAGCGCGTGATTCTTCCGGCGCTCTGGGAATGGTGATGGTGCAAAAAGTGTCTTGCGACGTGAAATTGGTAAGCAGCTGGCGGGAGGCGCTGGCAAGGGCAATCATAAACTCGCCCCACCGATTGTAAATCTTCATGCCCAAACGCTCGGCCTCGTCATCGTCAATCAGTGGTTCGTTATTGGCGGCGCGGTTTATCAGGACGCGGTTTTTCCCACGATCCTCCTCGCTCTCATCGCCCGCACGAATAACGTCAAGGACTTTGCTTGGTTCGGAAAAATTGGGCATAAAATCAGTTTTGTGTTATCGGCGTCCCACAAGTGAGGCATGACTTCGTGATGAATCGGTGGTTTTTACGGACGCTTTCAAAAGTTCCGGGGCAGTTCCAGCACCAGCGTTCGTCGTTATTTCTGACGGCGCAGTTAAACCGATCAACGTCCTCCAATGTTTCGGCAAGGCTGGCACGCGGAAGATTGTTGGCGATGCGAAAATTACTGACAGCCTTGACCACTTCATCAATGATGGGTGACGCCGCGAACTGGTGGACGATGCCGGTGATTTGTGTGAACACATAATTGTTCGGCAGCGGGTTTTCGTATGATTTTAAGATATACACATGGCTAATGCTTTAAAAGACCTGCATGGATTGCATCATGCCAGTCATTTGCCTCCTTGTCAAACCAATCTTCCTCCTGTTTTGACGCGGCGACTTCCCTGCCAATGCGCTCAATTTTGAATCCAAGGCGGCGAGCGCCCTCCAACGCAACCGCAAACCAATCGTAAAGGTCTGGACTTTTCTTCACGCGCTCCTTCATGTCATCCTTCGACTCGACTTCAATTTTGTTGCCCATGACAGTTCTGAAAAGGCGCAACTGGCCCTCCTGCGCCACGTTCATCGGAAGATTTCTGACTTGATTGGATTCTATCGCCTCCCGCGTTGAATACCACATCTCGGTCACAAACTTTGAGTAATGCTCGTTGCACATTTTGAGCCGCTTCATTCCGTTCTTTTCATCCACAAAAAGGTCAAACCGAACCGGCCTGTCTGTTGGCCGCGCGCCGGAATCCACCGGAACAGGGCAGTTGAAACCGAACAGTTTTGCGAACGCCGCGCCCAGCGTGCCGCGTCCAAACGAGTCGTAAAAGATATTCTCCGGCGGAATGTTCAACCGCTTGTGCTGGTTGAAAATGAAGGTGGCAATCTGCGATTCTGCGTCCAGCGAATCATTCAGCCGGATTGGAATTATTTCAGGACTGCCAACGGCAAAAATCTGGTTTCCATCCTTGTCCTCGCCATATTCACACTCGCCGCCAACGCATCGGTCGCCGCCTCCGTAAGCAGGATCAAGCGCATAAATCTTCGTTCGCGGTGTCCCCTTCCACGCAACATAATCAAAAGCCTTGTGCTTCTCGCATAATCCGATGGTAATGACGCGATTGGACACCATGTTCTTTGACGGCTTTCCAATCGCCTGTTGGAAATACTGCCACGAATCAACCCCGTGTGTTGACGCCATCATGTCAATAAACTTCTGCGTTATCAAATAAGGAAATCGATTTTTTGGTTCGTCATTGTTTGGGGTGTCTCGCCCGTCAAAGCAAATGACATGGGCATCATACCAGCGCGAAGTCCATTCCTGCGTCTTTCCGCTGTCAATGAATGAATCCCAACCGCCCTTCGGTTCGGCAGCGGTGCAAAGCGGGTCTGAAATGTCTGTCGGGTTTCCACCCATGACCCCCTTGAAACCGTCATTGACCATCCAATTTGCATAGGCATCCAAAAACGAGGACTGCATTACCGCCGCCTCGTCTCCGTAATGAACCATTATGCCGTCAGTTTTACCCGGAGAGTTGGGCGGCTTTGAGCCTTGAAACTTTCCCATGCCTACGAATCTTCCGCCAGACACGCAGGCGACCGTTCCAATGCCATG